AGAATAAAGTCAATGTTTATAGCTTATGAGAATGTCTGTCAGAAAACACCATATATTTTTTTTAAAAGAATAATGGCATGGGTTAGATTGATAAGGATTGATAGATATCCCATAGAAAAATAATTCTAAACATTGTGTAACCTTTTGTAACTATTGATTGTCTAATAAGCATGAAAACAAAAACACAAAACACAATTACATTCTTGATTGGCGCTAGCGGTAGCGGTAAGTCAAGACATGCCAATAAATTAGCTGGTCAGCAAGACGCATTTATTATTGATGCTGATGCAATTAAGCTGGCTTTAAATAATCAAGAGCCAGTATGTTCAGATACTAATGCCGCGCTGCATCCAGCCGCGTCAGAATTATCTCAATCATTATTGTTCAATTACTTTTATAATCAAGATGACTTCTTGACACGTTATAATTGTAGTTCAGTTATCTTTGATAACCGCGGCAAGAACTGGGATAAAGTAGAATCACGAATCACTGCTGCAAAATCAGCTGGCTTGCAAGTGCGCTTTGTCTATGTCAAAAATGATTTAGCAAGCTGTCTTTATAATGTACATAGACGTAACCAAACCAGCAAGCGCAAGATGTTCTTGAAGGTATGCGCGCAAGACTTCGGTGGTACAGTGTACACTGCTGAAAAATTGCAAGCGCTGGCAGCCACTGGTTACATTGAGTATCAAAAAGTACAAGGTTACAACTCAATTAAATCTAAATTCTTACAAAGATTATGTAACCTAATCGTAAAAGTAATAGTCTAATAAACGTGAAGGAAGGAAGAGATATGAGAAAAAAAGCAACTGAGTATATGTCATGCGGATGCGTAACAACATACTACTTTGATACTAAAGAGATGGTTGGTGAAGAAGTGTGTTACCAACACAGCAAGGTGGCAGCATGAAAGAAATTTACAGAGTAATTTTCTGGAATGATGCTGGAGAAATCAAAGTCACAGCTCCAACATTCTATGACGATGCATACAAAACAGCGGAAGCGTGGAAGGGTACGATTTACAGAGAAGAGAAAACACAACCAATTAAGGAGGTTAAGTAATGGCAATGTTTAAAAAAGATTACGAAGCAATAGCTAAAGTAATAAATCAAAACGAAACCAAAGCACAAATTATCATAGGATTAGCTTCAATATTTGAAGATGATAATTCTAGATTTGACTCAAGAAAATTCTTTGTAGCTTGTAAGGAGATTAAGTAATGGGTAAAGGTAACTGTTATCCAGCTGCATGGAATGCAATTAACTTTGTAACTAAAGATGATGACTGGGTTGTGGTCCATGCACTAAGAGATATATTCAAGGGAGCTGCGCACTACGGTGGTCATGCGTTCTTGTTAAACAAAAAAACAAATACTGTTTACGATGACTCACTCAGCGCAAAGTATATTGATGGTTCTGTTGATGGTGTTGTTGACGGGATGCCATTCAAAGAGTACGTAGATAAAACCTATGTACTAACTGAAGGTGACTACGTTTACAAAGAATATACCATGAAGGAACTCAACAAGATAACGTTTGAGCATGGATATCACAGTCCATTCCATCTTGCAAAAGAACAGTGGAGTTTAAAACCAAAAGAGTTTGCTAAAAGATTTCCAGGTTACGATGACTTCGGAGATTACATGCAGAACTATTTCAATCCTACGTTTGAACCACACTGGGAGCAGCTAAAAAAAATGCAAGAAGATGTAACCAATTCAGAAGATGTTGAGTCTAAATAGTGATGATAAAAAAGGAAGGTGAGAATGTTAGATTATGATTTTTATAAAGCCATTACTGGCTTGACAGATAAAGATTTAGAACTAACAAAAGACAGTGCGCTTGATTGCGGTAACTGTTTTACAAAAATACCAGGGTACATATTAGAAGATGCGGGTAATGCGTTTTTCTTAGGTGATTACACTTGTGAAAAATGTAATGAACCATTAGGAGGGTAAGTAATGAAAGCTAAAGTAAAAACAAATCAATCCATTAAATGCGTTGACCAAAAGGAACACGCCAAAGAAAATAAATATAATGGTTGGGCTAATTATGAAACATGGAATGTTTCTTTGTGGATTAATAACAATGAAAGATTGTATGACATTGCAAAAGATAGCAAAGATTATGCAGAATTTATTGCATTCACTAAAGATATAGATATAACTATGACAGGCGACAAAGTAAAGTACGATAATGAATTAGTTAATGTAGATGAAATAAACGAAATGTTAAAAGAACTGAGGGGGGAATAATGTACGCAATAAAAGGAGGGCAGAATGCCTAAAAACAAAACAATGCTAACACAAATACGAGAGGTACAGGAGAAGTTAACAGAACTCCACACTTGGAGTTTAAACTTTCAGCCAGGTAGAAATCCTTTTGCTTTGTTCTTAGATATCATCGGCTACAGCGATGAGATACTAGGTACAAATCTCATAACAGAACCATCTAAGGTTCACGAGTTTATGGGTTTCACAGAGTACGTCATGTTAGGTAATGCACTTAAAGTATTTAATAACAATGGGTACTTGCAAGTGTACGAGGCATGCAGCAAGCTGCTAGAAAAGGAGCAACAATAGAGTTTGCTTCTTGTGTTCGGTCTGGTTTCTGCTGCAAGCAGAGACCATGTCCGTTCGGTAAACCAACAAGCGAAGATAACTTAGCTTGTATATATCTTGGTGGTGACAAGCCAGGTAATTATTTTTGTGAGAAGTATGACGAGATACAAGCTGGCATGCCAGACAATATGGCAGACTTCAGTCCAGCATTCGGTGGTGGTTGTTCTTCTCCAATGTTTAACCCCGACAGGGACAAAGTATTATTAGAAATAGGAAGGAGGTGACTCATGTGTAGTTGGCAAGGATTTATTTTACTTACAATGACTGCGTTCATTGTAGGATTCACACTACTTGCTGCGTACTTTAACTTCCAAACATGGAAGGGTTATCGTTATGCAAAAAAACGCATGCGTAACATGAAGTAACGTGTATAATATATACTAAGTAACGTAGAAGGAGGTTACGTTGTCAAGCATTTGTATGATGTGCGGCTATCACACTCACTTAGTGAATGCCAGGCATGTTTGCATGAATGACTTATGCAAGATGTACTTAGTGCCACAAGTAACACAAATAACTATTACAAATAACGCAATTTATTTGTAACCAATTAATAACTAGAAGAGTCTAACAAAACATAGGGAGGTAATAATGACATGTCCAAGTGGGATGAAGAGAGTCTTAACAGACTACTTGCAGAACTAGAATTAGAACTGACTGTCAATGATACAGTCCAGGACCTAATAAAAGAACTTAAAAGAGGAAGGAGAAGATGACTAAGATAACTAGCTATGAAGATTTATTATTACAAGAATTAAAATCTACTAGCAGAATGATTAAGAACAAGATTAAATCACGTAACAGTATGGTTACACACTTGTTTGATGCCAGGAGTACAACAAAGATGACAGTAGATGACATCGCTGCAGCTGCTGGTATATCACGCAAGCACGTGTACACGATAGTAAACAAGGAAGGTAACGATGGCAAAGTTTAATTTAGAAAACTACGAGACAGTAGAAGATAGATTAAAAACATTCTGGAAGGATAATCCAGACGCAAGAATAGAGACAGATATAGTACACATAACTACTGACGGTACATGTGTAACTATTAAAGCAGAACTATACAAGGACCTAACAGATGCAAGACCAGTGACTACTGGTACAGCACAAGAGACTAAAGGTCAAGGTGGCTTTGCTAATGCTGACGCATGGATGGAGAACTGCGAGACATCTGCAATAGGTAGAGCTTTAGCTAACTGGAAGTACCAGGGCAGCAATAAACCTAGACCAAGCAGAGAAGAGATGAGCAAAGTATCTGATAGTAAACCAGCTGCACCTAAAAAAAAACCTATAGCACAAGAGACAGTGACATCCCTTTCTAATGAGATGAAGGAGATTGTATTGACTATGTGTGCAGGTGATAAGAAGTTTGCAGCTAATGTATGGAAGTACACTGTAGATAGAATGGCTGTCAAGCAAGGTATGCCAAAAGTTATGGCAGACTACAGCGATGATAACCAAAAGACATTTATAGATGTAGCTTCTAAATATATAGACAAACAAAAGAAAACATTTGAAGAACGTAAAAGTAATTCAGATGTAGTTAATGACATCATTGAAGTATTTGATGGTGAAGTAGAAGTAAAAGAAGGAGATGACATGACAGACATACCAAGTGGAGAATGGGAGAAGGATGCACCTAGTGAGAAGCAGCTTAACACATTTAATAACTGTGTAACTAAAGCTATTGACAACGGTGACGATGAGCTAGCAGCAAAAGCTAAGGCAGCATTGTCAAACGGTAAGATAACTAAAGGTAATATCTTTGACTGGGTAGATACAGATACCTGGTCTCTAAAGGACGGTTCCTAACATGGCTTACGTACACGGGTTGAAGGAACCTAAGCAAGGCACGGATTCATACCGTGTCCTGGAGAAGTTAAAAGAACATAGACATGACTGGGTATGTGGTACTACATTTCAAAGAATGTTTATACCTACATATTCGCAGCGCGTATCTGACCTACGTAAGATGGGTTACGGCATACATGCTGCACAATGTAGAGACCATATGTTCTGGCACCATGACCATAAAGGTAATGTTGCTATGTATTCGTTAACAGACTTTGAGGAGGCACCATTCTAATGAGTGATTTAAAAAATGTAGAGACACTTGTATTAATAAAAGAACTATTAACAAGAGGTACAGACAACGGAGTTAGGTTGTTTAGAGAAGCAACCATAACTGCTAAGGACGGAAGAACGCAGCTGTTAGGTATCATGGCTGCAGTAGAGATGAAGTTAGATACACCAGCAGAGGAGGAGTAATGGTATTAGATATGATGTTAGAAGATGCTATCAAAGAATCTAAGATGTGGGAGATAAACAATCCCAGGGTACACGCACTGCTGCGTAATCTTATGTTGTTTGTTGACCACTCTGACACCATAACTGATACACAGACACAAGAGATATTTTCTTATCTATTAACTCTGACACGTTCGTATGGTGACCCTAAGTTTAAGGTACCAGTAGGTGGCTAAAGAATCTTTAGGTTATCCCATCCTTTTTTATTTACAGTAAATGTAAGTACACCTGGATGGGACCAAAGACCAGACCTAGCTGTAAAGTCTATGCTTTTATCTAAGCTAGGAGATTGAAACCAAGTCCTATCACCTTGCTGCTTTGCACGGAAGTGATGATAGTGACCTGTTATTAAAATCTGCGCATCCTTAGCTGGCAAGAATCCATACATCTGTCCCTTCCACCAATTCTCAATCTTAACTTCTGCGTTGGACCCACCACCAGACATATGTCCATGAGTCCAAGCACATGGTATATTTTTTATAGTCATAACTTGATGGAATCCCTCTGGTATTTCTACTCTTACATTCTTATATCGTTCTTTATTAGCAGACATAATCTCTCCACATATTTGTAAGTGCATGGTATCAGAGTTATCTAATCTGCTTGTAGCTACTTGACCTTTACTTGTCCTGGACATCTCACCATGGTTACCTGGCGCACCAGCAAGTATTAACTTATCTGCATGTGGTAAGAATGTATCTATTGTTTTCATAATCATAGACCTAGCTAATGCGTATTGCTCAATCAGTGAGAGAGAAACATTGTGTGGTTGACTCTCGTAAAAATGTGGAGTACAGTTTTCTGTGAGGTCACCTAATCCTATCATGTATATTTCATCTATCATTACACCAGACTTGCGCAGCTCTTTGATTCTATTGACTGCATCTTGCAGCGCTATGTCATATCTTTTAAGAGTATTCTCTACTCCAAAGTCCTTCTTGCCTAGCTGCCAATCAGCCATAAAGAATAAGAATGCTGTGTTACCACCATGAGTTTTTAATTTAAGAGGTGGTTTTTTACCAGCTTGTTTGAATAATGATTTAAAATATTTATCTTGACCAGGATTCTTCTTACGTACTACACCTTTAAATGCAAAGAATGTTTCTGTTGTGCCACCTTTAAGTTGTACATTCCAGGAACTAGCTTTAACTGTATCTACAATCTCGTATAGATTTGGGTCAAACCCCCAGTCACGCAGAATACTATCAAACTTATTTCTAAAGTCTGGGTCCGTGCCAACGTGTGTAATTTCACCTTGACCAGTAGCTTCGTTAACTTCTAGTCCAGGTTGCCATCCAGATTTATAGAAGTTATTACCCCATTCTTCTGGTATTTTATTAACCATATATTAACCTCCCTGTTATAACCATTATACATAGCTGCAACAAGGTAAGTTGTAGTTTAGAAATTACTTAGTGATTTGTTTTTTTGCGTATGTCTTGACAACTGCAAGCGCAGCACCACCACCAGCTAACGCAGCCAGTTCAAGTGTGTTAGCATCAAGTGATACTAAAGGTGCAACAACTAAAGCTCCAAGGAATGCTTCAACGAAAGTCCATAAAGTTCTTTCCAGCATATCTTTAAGGTCTTCACTCATTCTATACTCCCATGAATCGGACCAAGGTGTCCACCATACATCCTTCTTGAATGTACCATCCTGGTTTCTTGCTCTCTTTATTCTATCAAACATTATCTTATTACTCTTCCTTTTAACATAGCATTTGTTTGTAACACATTACCATTAATCTCTTGTAGTTTTTCGTACACATCATTAGGTTCTTGTGGTTCTAGTTGTATCTTGCTGTACTCTATGGTTACTTGGTTACCTATTAATAATTGTTTTGCAACCTTATCATATAATTTTACGTACGCATTTTTACTACTGCCCACCATGCCGTTAAAGTTTACATCTAAATCTTGTTGAGTATCACCTACAATTAAACAACCACTGGTATGTTCATCAGTGTTACCTGTATGTATGAGTATATATTCAAATCCTGGTACATCTTGTAGCCACAACATTCCATAATGGTCTGCACCGTAACGTTCTTTATACCTAGTATGAAAACCACCAACGGTTCTAAATTTTATTTCGTATGTACCTTCTGGTATGCAAGTCTCGTGCATAACTTTTACTGATTGATACTGGTCCTCTAATGTATAGCACTCAAAGATACCATCAATGAACAACATTCCATTGGTCGCATCTCTACCCAGCTGTGTTCTTACAACTTGTAGTTTCACCTATACCTCCATACTTGTCATTACATATTGTAACATACGTGCCTTTATCATTGACGTAGGTCACACACATTACTTATCACCACAACAACCACTACCGCAGCAGTCCATACTATTCTCCTTTTCTAAAACTAATAGTCAATAACCAAATGGCTAATGTAATTATGGTGGCAAGTCCAGTGATTTGCCTGGCGCTTCCAGTCAAAGTCAAAGTAGCTATGATTAAACCAACCAAAGTCCAACTAAGGTTTAATGTTTCTTTAATTGCCTGGACAAACCAGTTCCATAATCTTTTAATCATAGACTTCTCCTAAATACAAAAGCTGCCATACTAACTATTCTAGTCAAGATTACAGGAACTACGACTTCTTGTGCTTTTTCTTTCTGGTCTTGTGTCATATCATCTCCAATGTTACTTATAGTTATACCTTCAAAATCTAAATCTACAAATGTTTCTATAGGGTTTTCAATAAACGACTCATATGTTATCTCTGTTACAACATCAGCAAGAGTATAGTTCTCTACATCTGCGTTCTCTACAGCTCTCTCTACATATTCTTCTACTGCTTCAGCTACGACTTCATCTTCTTTAACAGCTTCAGCAATAATTTCAACATCATCTTCTTCTACTTGTAATACTTCTGCTACGACTGCGACTTGTTCTTCTGTAAGTTCTTCTACATTTTCTATAGCTTCTTCAACAACAGCTTGCACTATCTCTTGTACTTCTTCTGTTGCTTGGTCCAAGTTTTGTACACCAATGTCATTAACTTGTTCTATAACTTCTATGACTTCTTCAGTAGTAACTTCTTCTATGACAATATCTTCTATGACTTCTTCTACTTCAGCAACTTCTACAGCTACCTCTTCTTCAGTTAGTTCTTGACTATCCTGGTCTTTGACATCTTCTTCTTGAATTGTTTCTTCTCTGATGTCGTCATCTCGTAGTATCTCTTTGTCCAACTCATCTTCTAAAACTTCTTCTTCAACATCTTCCTGTATTGACTCATCCAAAATTTTCTCTGTAATCTCTTCAACTTCTTCATCTAGTATTTCCTCTATAATTATTTCTTCTAATTCAAAAGTTTCTTCTTCAAACTCAAACTCTTCTTCAAGTTCCTTAACATCAATTTCAAGTTCCTCTTCAACAATAGTTTCTTCTTCCAAAGGTTCAAGTTCTTCCACTTCATCTTCAAACTCCAGGTCAAGTACCATATCATCGTCATCATAAAACTCTTCTTCGGTATCGTATTGCTCTTCATCTTCTACAATAATAACACAATCACCTCTATCTATTTGTGCATCAGTCATATAGCATCCATACTTTTCCTCATTAGCTTTACGTTCATTGTCACGTTCTATTGTTCCATCTTCTAATTCGTGTTCTTGATATTCACCAACAGAACCATCATCCATTACAACCTCAAACTTTATAGGTTCTGGAGGTGGAGGTGGTGGCGGTGGTGGAGGTGGTGGCAAAGTTGTAGTTGTTGTTGTAGTAGTTGTAGTAGGCATAACATACTTAAAAGATATGTCATCTAACAAAGACCAATCGTTTATTGTTATTGTAAAACTCTCTATAAAAGTATCTAAAGTATCGTAGATATTATAAACAATTGTCTCTAACATAGTCTGCAAGTTAGAGTTACTTTGTGCTTCTAATACATTCTCTTGTGTTGTTTCATCTGTATGTGTATAGGTAACTGTACCTTCATTGTTTAATGCACCTATAGTAAAACCTACTTCGTATATCTCTATGTCTAATTCTTCTTCATCTACTGTGGTAGTCTCTGGTAATATAAATGTATAATCTTCACTATCATTACCATGTTGAAAATAATGTAAGTTCATACAAAAATCTGTACAACCAAACTGTCCATCGTAATTATCATCAATGACTATATTGTTTTTTACTTCGTTACCATCAAGGTCCAGCTCATCTTCTGGTAACTCTATATCTGTAGCTTGTTCATAAGTAGGTATAGTTGTAGTAGTAGTAGAGGTCGTAGTTGTCGTGGTAGTTTCTGTAGTTTCTTCTTCTAGTTCTTCTTCCTCTATAGGAGGTGGACCATCAAAGGTTTCTACTTCCTCTGTTTCTCCTGGGATAGTAGTAGTAGTAGTGCTAGTAGTAGAAGTGGTAGTAGTATCTGTATTGTTTTCATTAGCATATAAAGGTAATGGTAGCAGTAAAATTACTGCGAATAGAACTCGCAGCATTACATTACAATCGC